TGTATTGTTTGGGCCAAGAATGTATTTGGCATGGGGCGTGGCTATCGACACCAGCATGAGTTTTGCCTGTTCAACGGATTAGTGGATGAGGTAGTAAAGAACGAAAGTGATTTGTGGTCTATTAAAAAAGACACCAATTACGTTCACCCAACTCAAAAGCCTGTGGCGCTTTCTGTCCGCGCTTTCGGAAACCACATCAAACTATTGAACGTCCTCGACTTATTTGGTGGCTCTGGATCAACACTGATAGGCGCAGAGCAAACAGGTCGCACAGCTTTCCTGATGGAACTCGATCCAAAGTATTGCGATGTCATTGCCAAGCGATGGCAATACTTCACAGGAAAGAAAGCAACACTAGAGTCTACTGGTCAATTGTTCGATGAAGTAGGTAAAAAACGTGACTAGAAAAATAGGAGCAAAGGATCATAAGCCTACAGACGAGAATCGTAGGCTAGTCAAAATGCTTGCTGCGGTAGGTGCAAGGGTTGATGACATTGGCACAAAGCTAGGCATCAGCCATGACACTGTGTTGAAGTATTACAGACAGGAACTTGAAGAAGGAAGGATCGACGCTAACGCTCAGGTTGCTCAGACTCTGTTTCAACAAGCAAAGTCAGGCAATACCGCAGCGATGATCTTCTGGATGAAAACTCGCGCAGGGTGGAAGGAAAAGACCACCCATGAGCTTGTTGGCGCTGATGGTGGGCCGATCCAGTCTGCAACCGTTTTAGAGGTGGTTGGGGTTGAGGCAAAGAATAGAACTGCCGAATAAACTCCTGCAACTCTTCCAGCCTAAGCGTTACAAGATCCTGCATGGTGGAAGGGGATCAGGTAAGTCCTGGTCGATTGCTCGCGCTCTTGTGGCGTTAGGCGCTACACGGCCGATCAGAGTGCTATGCGCCAGGGAGACGCAGAAGTCTATCCAGGAGTCTGTGCATAGACTTCTGAAGGATCAGATTAGTCTGCTCGGACTCGACAGTCTGTACGAGGTACAGGAAAACAGGATCATTGGTTCCAACGGGACAGAATTCACATTTGCAGGCATTCGCCAGCAAGGTGTGGCAAATATGAAGTCTTACGAGGGAACTGACATCTGTTGGGTGGAAGAGGCTGGGGTTGTCACCCGCAAATCCTGGGATGTTCTGATTCCTACCATCCGCAAGCCAGGATCGGAAATCTGGATTAGCTTCAATCCAGAGCTGGACACAGACGAAACCTTCACTCGATTCGTTGCCAATCCTCCGTCAGAGTCATGGGTCTGCGAGGTTAACTGGTCAGACAATCCGTGGTTCCCACCAGAACTCGACAAAGAGCGGCGAGATTGGTTAGATCGAGATCCGCAGGGCTATCTCACCACCTGGGAAGGTCGATGCCGTCCTGCTGTGGATGGAGCGATCTACGCCAAAGAAATCGAGGCTTTACAGCGTGAAGGCCGAGTAAGAGCCGTTCCATACGATCCGACCTTAAAAGTCCACACAGTCTGGGATCTTGGTTGGAACGATTCCATGTCAATCATCATGGTTCAGAAGGTTGCGTCAGAAGTCAGAATCATTGACTTCATCGAGGACAGCCACAGAACCATTGACAGCTACATCATGGAAATCGAGTCCAGAAAATGGCGCTGGGGAACTGATTTCATCCCGCACGATGGAGCGCACAAGAACTTCCAAACAGGTAGATCCACTCAAAACCTCTTAGAATCGCTTGGAAGGCGCGTTACGGTTCTTCCAAGGGGTAACCCAGAGGAAGGCATCAGAATGGCTAGGATGGTCTTTCCAAGGGCTTATTTCGATGCCGAGAAAACAATCGATCTGGTCAACCATCTGAAACGATACCGCCGGGCCATCAACCAGACGACACAGGAAGCTGGCGCTCCTCTGCATGACGAGCATTCTCACGCAGCAGATGCATGGCGTTATCTTGCAGAGTCTCTGGAAATGATGTCCAATGACGATTGGGGTAAACCGATTTCACCTAACACAAAGTGGGTTGTATGAGTGACGACAATACAACTGAAATGTTAGAAAAGTTGCGCCAGCAGCTTTCAAGACTTCCAGAAGGATACCAATCGCCAGTTTTCAGCCTTGGTGTTAATCGTGGAATGCCAGAAACAGTTCCTGTCGAAATTCGGATGATGCAGCAGCCGGAGATGCGTCTGCGTAGATCAATTGAGACGCCACTAGGATATTTTGGGATGTCAGTTGGCTCAGAGCAGGGAGAGCCTGCTGCTAAGTTGGAGTATGCAAAACAGTTGGCCGCATTGGGTGGATTGTTAGATGTTTCTGCTAATGTCGGGAAAGGCGCAAAAGGCGCATCTGTTACTTACCAGCCAGAAGGATTGCCAGTTTCTGTTACTGGTTCAATGAGCCAAAATCAGTTTGGGCAGATCATCCGAAGTTTGCAAGCACAATATGCTCAAGAACTGATGAGAAACCTGATGCTTGGAATTTATGGGCAGGCAGGAACTAATCCGATGGTCGGATTAAAATTGGAGCGAGGATTCTAATGCTGATTCCGCAGGGAAATATCGTATTGCGCCGTGATTTTGAACTCGTCATCGCAGAACTGCGGAACAAAATCGATGAACTAGAGCGCGAACTTATTGCGTTGAAGCAGCCAGAAACCAAGCGACCCTATACTCGCAAGGCAGAGGTACAAAATGGATGAAGCTCAACTCGAAATGAGCGAGGGCAGGCTGAAAGGCATTCTCTCGGCAGAGATTGATGATGCTATCGGCTACCTGGACACGGAAACCACTGCTGATCGTGCTAAAGCGATGGATTATTACCTTCGCAAGCCATACGGCAATGAGATTGAAGGTCGCAGCCAGATCATTACTGCTGAAGTTGCAGAGGCTATCGACGGTGCGCTTCCTGACCTGATTCGCGTTTTCACTCGTGCTGACGACATCATCCAGTATGAGCCTGTTGGACCTGGTGATGAGCAAGGCGCAAAGCAGGCAACAGATTATGCAAACTGGGTGTTTTACAAACAAAACCCTGGTTTCACGATTCTGCACACATGGTTCAAGGACGCGCTGCTCCAGAAAACTGGAACCGTTAAGTGTTACTGGGATGAAAAGATCGATGTCATTGAGGAGGTTTACGAAAACCTCTCAGAAATCGAACTTGCATTGCTGATGGCAGACGGAACTCGACAGATCGTTGCACAACAGATCGAGCAGTTTGAGGTCGATGGGATGCAGACCCAAAAGATCAGCGTTGTTGTGCAAAAGCGCAACAAGGTTGGTCGGGTTGCGATTGAGAACGTGCCTCCAGAGGAGTTGATTGTCAGCAAAAAGGCTCGATCAATTCAGGATGCACCGTTTGTAGCCCATAGGACACTAGTTCACAGGACCACACTCGTTCAGATGGGGTTTGACAAGGATGTCGTTGACGCGCTGCCGACATTCTCGACTGTAGCGTTCAATGATGAAGCTCTTGCTAGGTATACGCCAGGAGAGGAGCCGTTTGAGCAAACATCGCTCGACGAATCCATGCAGGAGGTCGAGGTTTTCGAGTGCTACATTTATGTGGATTACGACGGAGACGGTATAGCGGAACTGCGTAAGATTTTCTACAGCAACAACGAGATTCTGAGCAACGAAAAGACTGATTATGTTCCGTTCCATGTGATTTGCCCGATTCCTGTCCCGCACAAGTTCTTCGGGCAATCGTTGGCAGACAGGACAACGGATCTGCAACTGATCAAATCGACGTTGGTTCGCCAGTCGCTGGACAACCTGTATTTGTCGAATAATGCTCGGATGGCCGTTGTTGAAGGCCAGGTAAACATTGATGATCTGCTGAATGTCACTCCGGGTGGTGTTGTTCGGATGAAAGCTGCTGGAGCGGTTCAGCCTCTGCAAGTTGCGGCTGTTGGCGATCAGATTTTCCCGATGCTGGGGTACTTTGATCAGGTGCAGCAGAAACGGACTGGTGTATCAGATGCACAGCAAGGTCTGAACCCTGACATCCTGCATAACGTCACGGCCACTGCTGTTGCGGCTGTAACAAACGCTGCTCAAGGAAAAATCGAGCTTATTGCTCGGATATTTGCAGAAACAGGCGTTAAATCGCTGTTCAAAGGCATTCTGCACCTGCTTTGCAAGTATCAGGACAAACAGGTTTTGCTGCGTATGCGCGGCAAGTTCGTGCCGATGGACCCGAGGGAATGGTCAAATCAGTACGATGTCAGCATTAGGGTTGGCCTGGGGACTGGCACTCGTCAAGAACAGATGGCAATGCTCCAGATGGTTCTGGCAAAACAGGAGCAGGTGCTTCAAGCATACGGCCCTGCCAATCCGCTGGTTTCTGTTGGGCAGTATCGAGCCACTCTTGGGCGGTTTATCGAGGCTGCTGGATTCAAGGATTCTGCTGAATTCTTCAAAGAGATCACTCCGGAGCAGGATCAGCAACTCTCCAATCCTCCTCCGCAGCAACCGCAGTCCAATCCTGCCACTGACGCCATGATTGCTCAGGCACAGGCTCAAATCCAGATTGAACAGCAGAAGGCCACAGCAGCAATTGAGACGCAGCGGATGAAGGCACAAGCCGACATTCAACTGGCGCGAGAGAAGGCTGCTGCTGAGTTGGAACTGAAACGTGTTGAGTTGGCAGCGGAAGCGCAACTAAAGGCGGCAAAGGTTGGCGCTGGGATTAGTTCCAATATTGAGATCCCCGGATGACGCCAGAACGCGCTGCCTATCTGCTCAGAGATAACGAGTTTGTCAAGGAATTGGAAAGCCTGAAACAAGGCTTTATTGACAGGATTGTTAACTCAGGTGAACACGAGATTGACGCACGAGAAAATTATTATAAAATGATTCGTGCGATAGATTTGATTCATAGTCATTTCCAAGCGATAGCCGAAACGACTGAGATCAAAGCCAAACGATGGAAAATTTTGTAGAGGGTTTATGGACACAACTCCGCAAGGAAGTGGACCGCTTGATGTAAATACTGGCGCTGCCGCAATTCTTGGAATGATGGAACAACCTGAAGCTCCGCAAGCTGACCAGGAAGCTCCGCAGGAAGAGGTTGTAGAGCAGGAGCAGGAACAGACTGAACAGGTAGAGGAAACTCCGCGCTACCGGGTGAAAGCAGCCGGTGAGGAACGCGAGGTTACTCTGGATGACCTGATTAAGTCTTACCAACTCGGCACAGACTACACTCAAAAAACCCAGTCACTTGCTGAACAGCGAAAGGCTCTGGAAGCAGAGAAACAAGCGGTTGAGCAAGCCAAAATCCTGCGGGATCAGTATGCGGAGCGTCTGGAGATGATCCAGAAGGTTCTAGCAGAACAGTCCAAGGGTGAAAATTTAGATGCACTGAAAGAATCTGATCCGATCGGGTATGCAGTTCGGGTCGCAGAGATGCAGCAGCGCCGAGACCAACTGGCGGCAGTTCAGGCTGAACAGCAACGCATTGCCCAGCAGCAACAAGCGGAGCATCAGTACAAACTGGCGCAGATTGTGGCCGAGGAACAGCAGAAGCTATCTCAAGCGATTCCAGAGTTTGCAGATCCGCAAAAAGGGGAATCAGTCCGTAGCGAAATCAGGAAATACGCTAAAGGACTTGGTTTCTCGGATCAGAGCTTGCACAGGTCTATGACAGTCGAGCCGTTCTCACTCTGTGGAAGGCCGCTCAGTACGACAAGCTGGTTTCTGGGAAACCTGAGCTGACCAAAAAGGTTGCTGAGGCTCCTAAGACTCTCAAGCCTGGTACTGGTAAAACGGTCAACGCTGAGACTGAGGCGATCAAGACTGATATGAATCGACTCCGCAAAACTGGCAGAGCCAGGGATGCTGCACCACTATTTGAACGCTTTATAGCGTAAAGGAATTATCATGCCCGTCTATACCACTGCAACGGCCATCGGCCAGCGCGAAGACCTGATCGACGTTATCTACCAGATCAGTCCGACCGAAACTCCCCTGCTTTCGACGCTTGCTCGCACGAAGGCAACCGCTGTTTATCACGAGTGGCAGACTGACTCGTTGGCGGCTGCGACCACGGCTAACGCTGCGGTTGAAGGCGCTGATGCTGTGTCGGCAACGATCAGCCCGACGACCCGTCTTGGCAATTATTGCCAAATCGTGCAGAAAGCAATTCAGATCTCTGGCACGATGGAAGCCATTAACAAGGCTGGTCGTAAGTCGGAAAAGGCTTATCAGTTGTCGAAAGCGGCTGCTGAACTCAAGCGCGACATGGAGACCATTATCTCTGCCAACCAAGGCCGTGATTCTGCTTCGCCTCGTAAGCTCGGCGCTATCCTGTCCTGGCTGAAGACCAACACGAGCAAAGGCACGAGCGGCACTGATCCCACGACGATTGGTGTTTCGACCCGTTCGGATGGTGCTACCCGCACCTTTACCGAGACGCTGCTGCGTGATGTCATCAAATCGTGCTATGACTCGGGGGGCAATCCGACGATGCTGGTCATGAACTCTGGTCTCAAGCAGAAATTCTCTGCTTTCGCCGGTGTTGCTGCCCAGCGTTACATGGCTCCTGGTGACCAGCCGACGACGATTATCGGTGCTGCTGATGTCTACATGGGTGATTTTGGGACGCTGTCTGCGGTTCCGGATCGCTTCATTCGGACTCGTGACGCGCTGCTGATCGATCCCGAGTACATGGCAATTGCTTATCTCCGTCCGTTTGCTACCAAGGATCTCGCGGTAACTGGCGATTCGGAGAGTACGCAGATGATTGCTGAGTTCACGCTGGAAGTTCGGAACGAAGCGGCTTCGGGTATTGTTGCTGACCTGAATCCTGCTCTGGGCTGATGAAAATGGGGGGAGGGGGAAACCTCTCTCCCCACTAACAATGCCAAAAGTATTTAACGCGCACGAAGGGCGATACACAGTCGCTCACGAATCAGACGGTGGCGGGATTGTGCTGGAGACTCGACAAGATGTCTCGCAGATCCTAGAAGCCAACAAACGTCAGTTCAACGATTCAGATGGTAAATACGACGACGTTATTACCCACGTTGCTCGTTTACCACTCACCGTTGTGGATGATCTAAACCGCAAGGGTGTCATGCAGGGGTTCAAGATTCTCGACCAGTCACGGTTTCGAGCATTTCTGAATCATCCTGACAATCGATTTTTCCGTACACATCCGGGGAAAATTTGAAGGTTGCCATCTGTGTGCCGTGTCGGGACGAGGTGATGTCTGGTTTCTGTTTTGATCTGGCTAGGTTGTGCCAGTACGAAGCAGCCAGAGGAGTAAACCAGATTGAGTTGTTGCAGATGCCAGGAACGCTGATCTTTACACAGCGTGAAAAACTGGCACAAGAAGCGTTGGAATGGGGCGCAGACCAGCTTCTGTGGATCGACAGCGATCAGAGGTTCCCTAAGAACGCGCTAGAGGTTTTGCAGGCTAGGCAGGCGCAGGTCATTGGCACGAATGCGACCACGAGGCGAGAGCCAATCCTGCCAACCGCGCTGAATCTCAAGATTGAACGCGAGATGTTAAACGGAAAGGCCGAAGGCGATCCGTATCAGGTCTGGCACAAGGTAGAATCGCGTGGCAAAACAGGGATTGAACAAGTGACAGCGGTTGGGTTTGCCGTTACACTGGTGTCGAAGGAAGTATTTTCTAAGATTCCGCGCCCCTGGTTTGACATTATTTGGACTGATCACGGCAATGTCATCGGCGAGGATGTCGCTTTCTGCGTAAAATGCATGGAAAATGACATTCCTGTATACGTCGATCACGATTTATCGATGCACATAGGGCATATCGGAGTTAAAACCTTCGGATGGGATGATGTGAAACATGGCCCTAGCAACCTACAGCGATCTAAAAACAACGATCGCAAACTATCTCGCAAGAAGCGATCTCACTAGCCAGATCCCTGACTTCATTCGGCTGGCAGAGGTTAGGCTTCGTCGCCAGTTGCGTATCCGTCAGATGCTGAAACTCAGCAGCACGACGATGACAGGTGGTGATCCGACAGTTGGGCTGCCATCAGATTTCTTGAGCATGAGGAATTTATATCTGGATGGGAATCCAGACTTTCCGATTGCTTATTTGTCTCCTGCAACCTTCACGCGCAATGCTCCGACGACTGACAGTGGTCAGCCTCGGTTCTATACTGTGCTGTCGGAGGAGATGCAGTTTGCGCCGATTGCTGACAGTAACTATACGCTGTGGATGCTGTATTACGCAGCGCCGACGTTTCTGAGTGATAGCACGAGCACAAATGCATTTATGACCTATTGCCCGGATCTGTTGCTATATGGATCGCTGACAGAGGCTGAACCGTATCTCATGAATGACGCCAGGATTCAGACCTGGGCGTCATTGTTCCAGAAATCATTGCAAGACCTGACCACATCGGACGAGGAAGCTGAGTACGCTGGAAATCCGATGGTTATGACAATTCAGAAGAGGTAAATCATGGCTATCACGCAAGCGATGTGTACTAGTTTCAAGACGGAGCTTCTTGGTGGCACTCACGATCTTGATACAGATGTGATCAAGATTGCGCTCTACACATCTTCTGCATCGCTGGATGCCTCTACAACGGCGTACAGCAGCACGAATGAGGTTGCCAATGGCAACGGGTACACCACTGGTGGAAATACGCTCTCAGGGGCTGCAATCTCGTCTAGCGGGACGACTGCATTCGTAGACTTCTCTGACAGCACCTGGGCGAGTGCATCGTTTACTGCTCGCGGTGCGTTGATCTACAACAGCAGCAAAAGCAACAAAGCAGTGGCTGTGTTGGATTTTGGCTCTGACAAAACGAGCACTAACGGCAACTTTGTTGTGCAGTTCCCTGCTGCCGACGCTTCCAATGCAATTATCAGAATTGCTTAATAGGCCGATGTCATGGCACTTGTCCTTAAAGATCGGGTAAAAGAGACAACCACAACGACTAGTACTGGACCCTATACACTAGCCGGTGCTGTAACGGGCTATCAATCCTTTTCTGTCGTCGGTGACGGAAACACAACCTATTACACGGTAACAAACGGTACTGACTGGGAAGTCGGTATCGGAACCTACACATCTTCTGGAACTACGCTCAGTCGAGATACGATTCTTGAGTCTAGTAATGCTGGCTCTGCTGTTAACTGGGGGTCAGGCAGTAAGGATGTGTTCCTAACCTATCCCGCAGAAAAGGCTGTTACTGCTGATGGCGTGAATCCATTTACCAGCCCTGTATTGGTTGGCGTAAACAGCGCATCAACCGCGCTGGAAATCAGACAGACTGGGTCCGGGAATGCACTGCTGGTAGAAGATGGTTCCAATCCAGATGCAACGCCGACTGTGATTGATCAGTATGGCAATTTGATTCTAGGGAAATCTACCAGACAAGGTCTTGTAGCAAACGCAGTTGAAGCGCATGGACGTACTTCAGGAATTTCTGCTGAAGCTCCTGCTTTGGGATTTTACAATTGGAATTCTATAAGTAGCGTTTCATCAAGTCTGTCATTCTTTCATATTCCATCGGGCACAATTGGAACTGGTGCAGCAAATTCAGTAAATGACACTCTTGGTCGAATACAGTTCGTAACCCAAGATAATGCGGGAAGTTATGGTGCAGGTTACATAACGGGAGCTGTTAGTAGCACAGATGCGCTCCTTGTGAATTTAACCTACACAGCAAACTCTCATTCTTTCAGCGGAGCAATCACATCTGGAACCTGGAATGGTTCGGCAATTGGTGCGGCTTATGGCGGCACTGGTCAAACCACATATGCGACAGGAGATCTGCTATACGCTAGTGCGAGCACAACGCTTGCAAAGCTAGGGATCGGCGCTCAAGGGCAGATATTGCAAGCTGGTGCAACCACACCGGAATGGGGTGGTCTGTCAGGCAACGTTACAACAATCCAGCTACGGTTCAGCAGCACATCTGGGGCAGTTCCAACTGGGGCTAGTCTGTCTGCTGGTGAGTTGGTGGTCAACACCGCTGACGGGAAACTGTACTTCAAAGACAGCGGCGGTACGGTAAAAGTATTATCGCAAGCCGATCAGATTGCTCCTTTGACGACCAAGGGCGATCTGCTCGTCAATAATGGGACATCTAATGTCCGTTTGCCGGTTGGAACAAATAACTATGTTCTGACTGCTGACAGCAGCACCGCGACTGGTTTGGCATGGGCTGTTGGTGGTGGCGGCATTTCAAGCGCAAACATCCAAGAATTCACATCCACTGGCACATCAACATGGACGAAGCCATCAGGCGCTAAGTTTGTCTATGTTCTGCTCTATGGTGGCGGTGGTGGCGGTGGTTCTGGACGACGGCGAGGGACTGCAAACGTTGCTACTGCTGCTGCCTGTGGTGGAAGTGCTGGGGGAGCTGGTGGAAGAAGCGAATTGTTTATCCCTGCATCACTATTAGGGGCAACCGAAACAGTCACTGTCGGAGCTGGCGGTACAGGTGGAGCGGCAAGAACCACTGATGATACTAGCGGTCAAGCTGGTAATGATGGGAATAATTCTAGTTTTGGATCTTGGGCGCTTGCTAGGCCTGGGTTGAGCGGTGCTGGTGGAACTACAGCAGCAGCTGTACAAGGTGGTAATGGGGGTGCGGTTGTTTCTGTATTTCGAACTGCGAATTCGGCATATGCAAACGGATCTGGAAATGGCAACACCACTACCGGAAGCGCAGGCGATAGAGGTGGATATGGGCCAGGAGGCGGCGGCGGTGGGGGCGGCAATGTAAGCGGAAACACAGCTCAAACCTCTGGCGGGGCCGGAGGATTGGGCGGGGCCATTTATTCTACCGCCACTTCAGCAACCGGTGGTGGTGGTGCGGCTGGATCATCTGGTGGCGCAGGGACTGCTGGGGCTGTAGCAAGTTCATATTACGTTGGCGGTTCCGGTGGCGGTGGTGGCAGTTCTAACTCTGCTGGTGCTGCTGGTGCTGGTGGCACTGGGGGCTATCCCGGTGGTGGCGGTGGCGGTGGCGGTGCAGGTGGCAGCAGCACGAACAGCGGCGCAGGCGGCAATGGTGGTGATGGGTATTGCCTTGTCGTGACATTCTTCTGAAGCAGATCATGCCAAAACAATTCTTATTGAATCCTGACGGTTCAGTGCCAGCCAATGTGAATGTGGCTGCTCTGGAAGAAGCTGGTATTCCGTTGGTTATGCCGACAGAAGTGCCAAAGGTGGCTGGAATGATTGCGGTCGAACAAGAACCGCAACAGGACGAGCATGGAGTTTGGCGGCAGGTTTGGACGCTTGAACCAGCTCCTGAGCAGCCTGTTATTGATACAGTGGCAGATCCGTTAGCTTCTTTGACACCAGAGCAAAAACAAGCGCTGATCGCATTGCTCAACGCACAACCTGATATGGCTGGATAGCAGGCAGTCGAATGTACGGTTTCCAGTCATTTTCAGAGTTTCCGTTCTCTGCATTAGGCGGGGATGTAAATGTACTGGTTACAGGTGTCACAGCTACTGCCTCCGTTGGCAGTGTTGTAGTTGCTGCTGATGCAATTGCTTTAACAACTGGCGTTTCAGCAAGCGGATTTGTTGGTAACGTAACTGTTACTGCTGATGCAGTTGTTATACCTAATGGTGTTTTTGCAACAGGACAGCTCGGGCAGGTTTCTGTTACCGCTAGTGCGGTTGTATTGCCAACTGGTGTATCTGCAACTGGGCAGACTGGAACTGTTACCGTTCTTGTCGTCGTTCCTGTTACAGGGGTGCAAGGAACAACCGCTCTTGGAACAATTACGCTCCAGAGCAATAACTTCCTGGATGTCTCTGGTCTACAGGGGACAACACAGCTTGGAACGGTTACACTGTCAGGTGTTTGGAGCAATCCAGATGATGGGATCAATGTTTGGACGCTCGGCCCAGTTGGTAGCAATGTATGGGTAGATGCACCAGACGAGGATAATGATTGGGTTGCTGTTGTGCCCGGTTCCAATGTCTGGACGCCAAAAGCGACCGGATCTAACACTTGGACGACGCAATGAGAGTGGTATTCGGTCAGTGGACGCCAGATAAGCCAGGTATTGCTGGCAATCTCACAGAGGCGAAAAATGTCCTTCCAACCCCGTCCGGGTATGGGTTGCTGAATGGGACTGCCAACCTATCCAATGCTGCAAGCCAGTCGCTGTTGACTGTATTTCCTGGTCGCTGGGCAGGAGCCACTACGCTATTTTCTGCTGGCGCAACCAAGCTCTTCAAGTTTGATCCAGCAAATGCAAATCAGACCGATGTGTCTCGTGTTGCGAGCGCTTATTCGTCCACAGAATTCTGGCAATTTACGCAGTTTGGAGCGCAGGTCATTGCTGCGAATGGAGTCGATAAGCTCCAGGCGTGGAATATGACCTCTGCGTCTAAGTTCATTGATCTGGCTGCGGCTGCTCCGACTGCTTCATTTGTTACCGTAGTTAGGGACTTTGTTGTTGCTGGAAAGACTGCAACTTATCCGAATCGGGTACTTTGGTCTGACATCAACAATGAGACAAACTGGACTGCTGGTGCTGGTAGCCAGGCAGACAATCAGGACATCCCAGATGGTGGCGAGATTCGTGGGTTGACTGGTGGAGAGTTTGGGATTGTGCTGATGGAGCGTAGTCTCTATCGCATGACCTACATTGGCGCTCCGCTATTCTTCCAGTTCGACAACATTGCTCGAAACGTCGGTTGTTATGAGTCTCGATCTGTCACGCAGTATGGACCGATGACGTTCTTCCTAAGCGATGATGGGTTCTTTATGACCGACGGCCAGCAGGTTAAGCCAATTGGTGTCGATCGTGTGGACCGTTGGTTTTACTCTAACGCTGATCCATCGCAGCTCAGCAAGATGAGCGCGGCTGTTGATCTGGTTAACAAACTTGTTATCTGGTCATTCCGTGACATCTTTAACGTCCAGAAGTTGCTCATGTACAACTGGGCAGCAGATAAGTGGTCTCACGCTGACTCTGGTGCTGACTACATTGCTGGGATCGCTTCTGCTAGCACAACTCTTGAGCAGTTGGACAACATTTCTGCCAGTTTGGATGCGTTGCCAGCATCCCTGGACTCGCGGTTGTGGACAGGCGGCAAACTAATCCTGGGTGGTGTTGCAAGCACAAAAATTGTCACTTTTGCTGGGTCTGCGTTGACTGGAACGATTAATACAGGCGATCTAAGCGGAGAGGGCCAGGAGACCTTAGTTAGGCTTGTACGGCCACAAATTGATGGTGGTAGTGCTACGGTATCAATCGCATCACGAACGCGCCTAGACGGCTCTGTATCGT